CTGCTGTTGTCGGGACGTTGAATGATATTCATCGTAAACAAGAACTTCCCTGATTTTTCCACCAAAGCCGCATAAATCAGTTGAAAAAAAAGCTCCGATCAAATCGAATCCCTGTCTTGGGTCTCCATTTGAGAAAATAACAGTATGTTGTCTAGTTAAAGAACCTATAACACCTGCTGTTCCTACGTTACCTCCTGTAGCTTGGAATGTACCGTCCATATACCAAGATCCTACATCACTCGCTGCGCCGTCCATACTGATTGCGTAGCCACTCGTATGTAAGAATATGTAACTATTTCCACTTGATAGGCGGGTTGAGATTACCATTGAAAGATCTGTTCCATCATGGTCAGCAATAAAATAAACAGATTTTCCATTTATTCTTGATGCTAGGTCTAAAAAGTTAGGAGCAGCGGCGGCTGCGTTACCTGTTCCAGTAAATTCAATAAATCCACCTGTTACATCGGTTCCGTATGAAGGCTGTTTAGAACCAACTGCTTGAGAGGCATAAACATTGTTGCCTGACTTGTCGTCCCATTGAGATACATTACCACCCACCTCAGTAATAGTGGAAGCATCAGACGCATCAAGCCACAACTGCATATTTGGAATATCTGTAGGGACAAAACTTTCTAAACTCCCAGCCTTCACTTGGCTCAAGCAAGTCGATCCTAATGATAAAAACATAGAGAAATCCTATTGTTGGTCTTTAATACAAAACTAAAATGTTGGAGGCTGTCGTGCCTGTGGCATTAACTCGGGCAATAGACACAGGGATGAAAGCACCATCAGGAACATTGGAGAATGTCACGGTCTGTTCACCTGCTGTAATGACGCTGATATTCCCACCAGTACCGACATATAAAATTCCTTTATTCGTAAGATCTGTGCTGTTGTTTGGGGTGACAGCATCTGCATTATCAGGGTGTGCTAGTTTTTCAAATTGGCTTGGCATTTGTTTTTCCTTATTGGTTAATTGATCTGAGACCTTCGACATTCTCATCGAATGGTAAGCTCTCTACGATGCTGTTGATTTTCTGGTTGTTGTATCCGACACAGTTGATCTGGTTCTCCTTCAGAAACTCCAGCAAGCTCTTGCGGTCTGCAGAACTCAGCGTTCCTTCTTCAAGCTGTTTCTTGAAATCATCACATAACAGGTCAAATAATTCGGTTAATTTGTCTTCCATGTTTATTCCTTTGCTGCGTTGAGTTGCTGAACGAACTTATCCAGCCTCTGAAGCCATCGTTTAATCGCAGGACAGTCTTTTAAACTGTCACCACCACATTGATCTGAAAGCTCCTCAGCAACCTCAGAACCCGCTGTGGGATATTCAGGGATTACGGAAGAACTAAAGTTCGTTGTCGCGCATCCTGGCAATAGGATCACTGTCGCCAGAATTGGCAATATCACGTTGTTTCTTAAAGACATCGGCTTCGTATTCCTTTGTTTGGTATTCAGACTGTTTCTTTCCAGCGAAGAACCCGATAAGGAAATCGCTATAGCCCAATAATTTCCCGAACAACTGTGCGAAAAATTCTTTAATGAAAGTCATCCTGTAAATCCTCGTGGTAATTGGTAATGTGGGAAGTCTTTGAAAGTCTTCCAGTGGCCTCCCCATTCTAAGGGGATGCCTAGCTCTGCGGCGGCTCTGAACATTAATGTGGCGAACATGAAGAATCTTGAAGTATCACTCCAATCCACAGGGTAAGGCGCAAGATCAATCGCATGACCGTATCCTGTGCTTTGCTCTCTGTGGAGGCTGTTGAGGGTTTTAGAAGCCCCACGAGCCACAAGTTTCTTTTGATCTTCCAAAGTTCTCAAGCCGCCGTAAGGGACTACAGTGGCATCGAGAACTCCGTAAGATAATGCTTTTTCAGCGCATTTAATTAAAAGAGGGTGGACACCTTTCATTCGTTGACGGGATCTCCGTCCAAATGAATAGGCCATGATTATTCTTTTTCTTCGAGCTTTGCTTCAGTTTTTGCAATAGTTTCAGAAAGAACCTTGATCACATCGTCTTTCCAGTCTTCCTTACCGTCATTCTTGGCACTGTTTACGAACCAGACGATACCCAGCGCGAGAACGCCAGGGACTGCAGAGATGATCTCAGGTGTGTATTGAGAGATTAAATCAAACATATTACTTTTCCTTTTTGTTTTTGATTAAACGGACTAAGCGGATGATGTCGTAAAGTGCTCGGGCGACAACAGCCGTACAAGCCACGATGAGGGTTATGGACTCTGCCATTCCTGCCATTGAATCTAGAAAGTTAACGGCAGCTATCCCTCCCGCTGCAGTCCCGTATGAGACTGTACTTTGAACTGTTTCTACCCTGTGCATGACCTTCTCCGTGATTAATCGTTTAGTTTGAAAGACACAAAGCCTTCACGTTCTTTGACTTCATCAATCGTCTTTTCGACTGCGACTTTCAGGTCATCAAAGTTTTTTACTTTTGTTTCTGCGTTCTCGTTGTTGATCGCAAGACCAGCCAAGAGAACAGTTAAGATTGCTACTGCACCCATGTTATTTTTCCTTTTGTTAAGAGTTTGAGTTTTTATGAATATGCTTCGACAATGACGATTCCTGCTGAACCACCGTTAGACGCACCACCACCACCGGGCGGCACAGCACCAGCAGCACCTACTGTTACTGCTTCAGTAGCACCAAGACCCGATGTAATACGCTTAATGGCTGTGCCGCCACCGCCACCACCCCCGCAAGTGCCAGAAGAATCAGCACCACCACCGCCTCCACCGCCATAAACGCCGCCAGCTTCACTGTTATTTAAGTTTGTGTTTCCGCGCCCGCCACCACCATGTGTTGAATTACCACCAGACCCGCCCATACGATGTGATGTGCTTACCCAAACAGAAGATTGACCAGCACCGCCTTTTATATTCAAGTCCCCATTACTGCCGACACCACCAGCACCTCCACGCGCTGCTATTTGGTTGCGGCTTACACCACCAGTACCTCCAGTTGCAGAGCAATGAGAACCAAAGGAAGACGTGCCTCCTGTGCCGCCCGTGCCACTAGCACCTCCGCCGCCTCCTCCACCTCCAACAATAGTAACTTTAACCGCATTACAGCCTACTGGCTTTGTCCATGTCCCAGAAGAGGTGAATATCTGGCTTTCAAGTAAATTACCTGTGGCTGGAGGCGTTAAGGCATCAATAGCCTGTGAAGTCCTCTGAGGTGTCATCAGCTTATCCGCAGCCGTACCACTTTCTGCCTCCACTTGAGAAGCAACAGCCGCAGCGTTCAGGTTCGCAAATGAAACATCATTCAAAACCGCAAGACTTCCAAGCTCTTCAATCGTTAGCGTACTATTGATCCACACAGCAGACCCGACCGTTGCGTCCACACAAATATAACTTTCATCTATAAGCAGATCGACCCAACGAGACCCCACAGAATAGCCAGAGCTTGAATCATCTGTAGCTGTTGGAGCTGTCGAAGCCATGAAATTGTTCTGTGGAAGTTGAGATGCACTGGCTGCTGCTTTAATAGCGTGGTGCTTAGCAGAGAACTCTCCTGTCTCTACTTCAACATCTTCATCTTCTTCAGCCCATTGCTCAGCTTTGTTACGAGCCTGAACAACTTGGGTGAGTTCAGACGCTGAGAGATTATCAAGATAGTTCTTGGTTGCAGCGTCTTGACCGTTTACAGGATCTGCAAGATCTTTGAGACGTTTGTTATCACCGTCCCATGTATCGTCTGATGCAAGAGCTAGGTTGTTAAACGTAGAATCAAAAGCTTCTTGAGTAATGTACAAGAATTGTAAATCAGAAGTATTAAGATCACTCTCTGTAAGGTTGGCTGCGTTTTGCCAGACAATCTCACGATTATCACGAGGAGTTGTTCTGCTTACTTCTACAATAGCACCAGCCGAAGGATTCCCAGATGTTATCTGCACCTGAGAGGATGATGGTAACGTAAAAGCTACACTGACATTATCGACCTTAACGGTAATATGAGATGAATCTAGGTATCCGAAAGGGATACTGAATGTATCAGTACTACCAGAAGCGGTGTACTGGACAAAACTATCAGCCATTTTATTAAGTCCTTATCTTTCGCGTCCCCGTTGCGGGAACTCGTTTATTAATGATTCAAAGAGGAAGTTGATTCCTGGTAAGCGTCTTAGAGGCAACGTGTCTGTAGCAGCTCGAACGTCTTTTTCTTCTATTCGATCTCCATCAACTACTGCGTCTTTCACAGCTCCAGCAGTCTTTCCAAGATTGAGAACAGTCTGAGCAGCGGGAATAGATTCAACACCACCAACATCAAGGCCAGAGGTTCTAGCATAATCGTTGAAGATCCTATCCTGACCTGTAAAGCCAAGACCATGATCAACGATTGTTGGTAAGACAGAAGCGAAACCTGATCTCTGAATAGAGGCTTTCACCATGTTCTCAGGAGAGAGACGTTCTCTCAAGAATCCTTCAGGGTCATCCTTAGCCTGAGCAATGACGTACATCCTTGCAGCGTAAACCATAGCTGCTCCAGCCATTGTGTATCCAATAGCCACAGCAGACTCCATATCTCTACGGGCTACAGCATTGAGTGTCTTTTTACCGTATGCTGCAATCCCAAAGGTTTGGAACTGAGTAAATAGCTTGCCCCAAGTCTTAGACATGAACTCAGGAGTTTCACCAGGCAAGTTGCGCTGGATCTGATGATTAACTCTTCGTGCTACAGCGTGCATAAATCTTGTTGCAGCGACAGGGTCTTCTTTCATCCATGAGTTAAAATCAAGTCCAACAACGGTTCTGTTCTTTGTGAAGCCTTGATGGGTTGTCGTATATTTGCGTAGACCTACAAAGACATTCTCAAGATCAGCTTCATTCGCAAAGCCCAGTTGTTTCAGCCATTGCTTAAGCTTCACAGGTTTATTCTTGTATGCAAGATCTGTGAATCTTTGAATGGTTGATTTACCTGCTAAAACTTGTGAAAATCTTGTAAGCTGAGGAAGACCAGAGGCCAAACCAGCTACACGCTTTCCAGCGTTCAATACTTTCACACCCTTGCTTAGGTTTTCTGAGAGTGCATCGTCTTCAGCAATCCTGACAAAGGCATTCATCATGTCGATGTCACGACCAATGCCAAAGCTTTCCAAGACGCTGAGGAGTTCTTCATCAGGCTTAACGCCTTTACGAATATCCTTAATGAACTTGTTCGCCATTGGTGTGTGCTTTAAGACAGCATCAAGACCATTCTCTGCAGTGGTTATCAGCATCTCAGGGAGAGACGCTAACGCGAAACCACCTGAAGTTCTGATGTATTCATAGTCCATCAGGTACTGCGCGAATTGTTGCAGAGTTCCGTGTTGCTCATTAGGTCTGCCGAGGATCTGATTAGCCAAGTTCTCAGCATTAGATCTGGCAGACTTAGCGGCTCCCTCAGACAATGCGCCTGACTGGAATGCTTTATCTGCTGTTTTCTGAATATGATTAATTAAGCTCTGAGGCGTTTCAAAGCCAAACTTAGCAGCGGCAGAAGCTCCACCAACTTGACGAGCATACCGAACCATAATCTGTTCAGTGTTATTCTCAAGCAAGTCTGTGAATCTTAGTCCTGTTTCTGTATCTACAAAGCTTTCATCAAAGTTGATACGTCTCTTTGCAACACCAAGACCGCTTTCTTCCTTGGCTGTTACTTTAGCCAATATCTCTTCAATCTTCTTTGCATCGAGATCAGCATCAGTCAAAATACCTTCAAGTTCATCTTTGAAGTTATTTGTTAAAACTGTTGTGAACTTATCATCAGGCGCAAGCTTGGTAGACATGAACCTGTTGTAGATTCCTTTGGAGATAGCCTCAGCTATTTCATCATCAAAGACATCATCGGATGCTTTGCTTGCAGACTTCAGTGATCCTTTAAGAATACGTTTAATAACAGCATCTGATCCAGCTCCAATATCATTGGTAATCTTTTGGAACTGTCTGTGACTGTATTGTCTTGTGAGGTATGTCAGGCTTTCGTCAATATCTTCAAACCCTTTAACACCAGAAGTCTTTGCAATGCCTAGCATCTCTCTGAAGAACTTTCGAGTAGACATACGAGCCATACGTTCTGCTGGGGTTTCTGGGTCAATGACACCACGAGTAACCAAAGCCATACGCTCATTAAACTCTTGTCGGCCTTTGTGTCCAATACGACCTGCAAGACCAATGTCATTATCCTTAGCCCATTGCTTATAAGCACCGTCAAAGCTCTTCAAAGCATCAGCTAAAACTGGTCTGGTTGTGGTATCAAACTCGATAGCCATTGTAGACCCGCCACCAAAGATACCGTCTTCTCCAAGGATCTCTCCAAGGTTTCTGAAGCCTTCGTCTTTGGAGCGTTTCAAGCGGCTTGTTTGATCAATCGCTACGTTCCGTATAGAACTGGAATCTGTTCCAGGAGCAGCATCATAGAGCTGTTCAAGTGCTGAGCCTTCAGTAGAGCTTGTAGTTTTAAAATCTCTCACAGGCTTCTTACCTGTAGTTACTTCTTCAGCAGCATCCTTGATTAGTTTCTCTGTGAGTTTCTTCTGATCCTTAGCTGCAGCTTTTCTGATATTTCGTGTGGCAAGTCTGTTACCGATCTCGCCACCCACAGCACCAAAACCAAAGCCCATAAGACCAGCAAGCATAACAGTCTGCTCGTTCTTTAGTGGATCTCGTGAGGCTAAGATAGCTTCATGGATTGCGGCTTCAGTAGCAACACCAGCACCAATACCTAATACTTTGGCAACACGTTTGCCTGTGATACCAAGTCTTGTGGCTGTGGCTGCATAACCTGGGGCAGCACCAGTACCACCAGTTACCGCACCAGCACCTGTTGAGATTAACAGTGTTGCAGCGATTGCTGGAGCATCTAAGACTGTTGAGGCCAAGAGTGTTCCGATCTGCGATCCTGTACTCATCTCATTGAATCTTGCCTCGTCTTCTAGTCTAAGACGCAGCTCTTCAGCGCGATACTGAAGCTCTGGGAAGCTTTCTGCTTCATAAAGGTGATCGTGAAGATGTCTTGGAATATCAGCAAAGTTCTCTTCGTAGTATCCCAGTGTAGGAGCAAAATCAGGATCTGGTTCAAAGTCAGGAGCAGCAAGAGCCTTAGCTCCAAAACCCATCAGGGTCTCGTGTATGAGGGCGTGGTCAAGGCCTTCACCAAAAGTAAAGGCTTCAACTTCTTGCTCAACTGCAGCAGTCTCTGGGACTTCAACAGCTTGGGTAGGCGTTTGAGCCACAGTCTCTTCAGGCTGTGTTTCTGGCTCAACCTGTGGAGTTCCTGGCTGCTCGTTTAACGCCTCTCCGAGATTTACTTTGTTTCGATCAAGGTTCAGGCTATCAAAGATGTTATCTGAAACCATGATTTATATCCTTATACTGATTGAAGTTTCTCTATCTGAGATCTGAGATCTTGGTAAGACACGAGAGATTTATTCAAACCGTCACCGTCATAATAGCTTTTGCCAGACTTATCTTTTGGTAGAGCAGCCCATTCCTTAGCCAAGTTCTCAATGAACTTATCTGTAGAAAGGCTTCCTTTCTTGAAAGACTTAAGACCTCTGCGCTCAAGGAGTTTTTGGCCTAATTCATCCTGAAGGGACTCATCAAACAAACGATCTTTAGGGATGTTGTTTTCTTCGATAAGGCCTTTAAGTGTTTTATTGATGAACTGGTAACGACCAACAGCAGTTGAAGCATCTCCTGAAGACTTCATAGTTTCCTGAAGATCCAATACTTGTTGAACAGTCATGCCTGTTAGGTCACGCTCTTCACCCCCGAATATGACATTGTAACTGCCGTTAGATTCAGGGGCTGCTATAAAATCCAGCAGATCTTTCTCTGTACCAGTATTGGCTGGGTTTACTGCGGATTGTTTATCTGGTTTAGGTTGATTACCTCTCAGAGGGAGTTCATTGTGATCTATGACCTCAAGGATGTGATTAGATCCCTTGACTGTGATGCCCCATTTATTTGTCTGTCCGATGACTGGAGTGAGAACAAGGTCATCAGCTTCAAACCCATCTTCAGGATTTGCTGTGACATATTGCTCTACTGCAGCATCACTGATCTTCTTGATACTGTCGGCGTTTCCTACATAGGTGTTAGTTCCCATTGGGACTAAGTAGCTTCCTATGCGTTGGTTTCGCTTAACAACCCGTTCAACAACGTGTTCAATGAGATCAGACTTATTCTGGTTTCCTGTTCTTCTTGCAGCCGCTTTTACCTGAGCCTTAATATAAGGAACCCATTGCATAGCGTTCTCTGCAGCACCAGTCTGTGTGGTGTTGAAGAATGAGAAGCCAGCCTCTTCATCTGTTTTAGTTGTGAAAGCTGTAATGATCTCATCATCAGAGACACGAATATTCGAGGAGCCTTGTAGAGGATTAACAGTATCCTGAGAATAGTTTCTAAGAGCCTGTTCAATCTTCTGTCCAGTATCTCCAGCAAAGCCTCCGTACAAGACATCCATTGTAAGAGCATCAAAGAAGTCTCTGGTCTTATCGTTTGCTAAATGTGCTGAAGCGACCTGAGGGTTTTCATTGTACAGGGTGATATATTCGCCTACAGAACTTAATGTCTGAGCATCAATCTCACCGCTATTTAAAACTCTTTGAGGGTTGAACGCAGAAAACCCCGCACCAAGTCTAGCCTTTACAGATGGGCTGGACGTATTTGTTTGCTCTGAAAAGCTAACAATCCTCTTGGCGTATGAGACAGGATCAATCTTACCTGATACCCGCTTATCCTCTGCGTCTTCATAAAATTTCTTGGTGAATACCTTTCTAGCTTTGGATGCTTCGTCTGCTGTAGCTCCTTCAATGGGATCGAAGAAAGTCCTTCCAGGGGTGGAAAGATTACCAGCAAGCTTATCAGCAAACCCATCAACACGAACAGCTTCATCATTCTTTTCCAGTAAATTGTTTCTTTGTGTAATCGTGAGCTGCTTCTCTTCCAGAAGATTATCAAGAATAATCTTCTGCGCTGGAGTAAATTGCTGACCGCGTTTTGTAGTGTCTTCCAACTCTTTGATTTGGTTGGCTATGGTTATTGTGTCTTCTGTTTCAATCTTGGACAGAAGCTTGTTTGCAGTTATGGCAGTATTGGGTCTATCCAATAATGTGCCAGCTCCACCACGTTTGTTCTCCAAGATGTTACGGGCTTCTTCAAAACGGCCTTGTGAGATTAGGATCTCAGCAGCTCCAAGAGGAACTTGGTCTATATCATCCTTAGACATTCCGTAGTTATCGGCAATCTGTCTAAGTCTCGTGAAGGCTGTATCAGCACCATCAGTCTTTGTGGTTAGGAAGAAGTCATTCAGGACATCACGAGTACGCGCAGCATCTCTACGCTCAAACAGGTACTCAGCGTGTGAACCTCTAAACTTACCTAGTGCCTTAGCCTGAGCCTCACGAAACCCTGCAGCTTGGTGAGGATCTTGGAAGCCTTCTTCAGGTGTGGTTCTATCTAGATACCACTGAGCTGCAGCATCCACTGTATCAAACTGATCTTTGATGGATTCATATTCTGCTGTGGCTTCTGGCATGGTGTCCACAAATAGCGTTTGACCGTGGAGTTTATTCTGAGTGGCTTGGTCTACGTTTAAATCGCTCTGTTTCTTTTGATAATCTTGCACGACATCAACGGCCTTAGATAAGGACTGACTAAGTTGCAGAGCAGAATTAGTTCTTGCAGCTCGGGGAGCAAACACAAACGTATTTACTTGCCTCGCAGCTTGGCCTAACTGGGTCTTTCCTAAGTCGCCGATTTGCTTCCTCATGACTGCTCCTTATGTTGATTGTGCTTCTTGCGTTCTAGCTTTGAGGGCTTGGCTTTGCTGGTAGGTACTAAAGGCTGCTGTAGCTGTCCCTATTGCAGCATCAAAGAAGCTTGGATATTGGACAAGAGGTAACTGATTGATCTGAGACTGTGTTGTAATCCCAGTACCTTCGCGTTGTAGATCTCGTTGTCTTTGTTGAAAGTCCAAAGTCTGTATAATCTCTCCAGCGTTCTCACTCTCTTGACGGGTTAGATCACCCAATAGAGCATCAACAGACAGACCAGATATACCAGCCTCACCAGCACTTACACGCGCTGTAGCCTTTAAAGCTTCTGCGGCTCTTGAGTTATCTGCCAGAGCTTCAGCGGCTCTTTTGGAATCTTCGTCTTCTTGATTTTGTAAGGCTCTAATCTGTAACTGTTGGTTCTGAATAGCCAGTTGTCTGCCTTGTTCATTAGCGGCTTCTTGCGCTGAGGCGGCTTGCTGCTGTCCAACGAAAGACGCAACCCCACTAGCAATAGTTAATGCTGTAGCTGGATCACACATGATTATTCCTTTCGATACATTCTAAATTCCCAGAATGGTTCTTTGCCCACTCCGTATTCTTCATGCAGCTCTATAAATTCAAACCCACACCATTTGAGCCATCGAATATGAAGCTCGTTCTCAGCGTGAACAAAGTTGAGTAAGAGGGGGTAGTTTTTGGAGAACCCTTCTACCCATCTCTTGCATTTGATTATAAATTCTCGTGGAGACTTCTTAAGCTCATCAGTACACACCATCCAAGGGAAGCCGATCTCTCGACAAGCAGACTGAACAACGCCAAAGATAATCTCTGGTTTATCATTCTTCACTCCAACCCATGTCCCCATAGAGGGGAGCTTCAAAGAATCCAGTAAATGTTTTTCAGGATCTTCACCACAAGAAGCCATAAGTTCTTTCTTATCGGCCTCTCGTAGTCGTGGAGCTATATGTCTTACATCGTCTTCAGTGGCTTTTCGTACTGACCATTCCATTATATTTATTACCTTGCATTAGCATGAAAGAAGCCCTCCCATTCTGCTGAGGTAATAGCAAAGGGTAGATACGAGCTGCTTTTCACTGTGATTTTTGTTGTATCTGCCTTTGATTGTATTGGTACTGAGAACACACCGTCTCGTGGGACACTTCGACCTATGACAGATTCATCAGACCCAATAGGAGCTGTGAAGTTCCTGGAGTATGTAGATCTTGTCTTAGGTGTGATATCCACTGTGAAGAAACTGCTGTCGCTGTAGAAGAACTTCATCTTCTTGAGCTGTAAGCGGCCTCCAAGTCTTGCTAAAGACCCGCCTTGCTGTGATGGTTTCTGAACATAGATAGGACTGAGCGTCATCAGCTTTTCGTATTCAAAGCCTATAACGACATCCGACTCTGTTAGGTCTCCATCGGCTGTTACGGTTGTTGTGGTTGGCTGATCTATGTTGAGTATCTGAAGACCAGCGTTCTCTGTGAACCCTCCATCTCTCACGACAATAGCTGTGTCGGACGTAGCGAATGGAAGCGTCCATGTTGTTTTGTTAGTACCAGCATCATAGACACCAGTGTATGAATCTCTTCGATCTAAACGGATCTGATAAGGTAATCCCGTATCAAGTCTTCGTGTTGCTAGATTTATAGATTCTAAGAACGTCTCTCCCGCACGTTCAATAAGGACGTATAAAGTGTTATCTATCAGATCTATATTGAGGATATTAGATCCTTGACCAAGTTTCCATTTATGCCAGGCACTCTGTGCTTTTTGAAGTCCTTGGGACGTTTGTGTTACATAGAACTGATACACGTAAATAGTATCCGTCTCCTCTTCAGTGAGAAAGAATAAAGTATCATCGTTTGAACTAGGAACTATTTTAAAAACATTCTTTGGAATATATCTTGGCACCCATTTTGTAATATCTGCAGCATCATTCCCTCGGTTATCAACATCCACAAAGTATTCTCGGACACCTGTATATTCTGTTCTCTCAACAGTGAAGTAGACGTTACGGCCTGCCAGAACTGGACGGGCTTTAACAGATGTCACAAATTCTGTAGTAGGCTGGATCTCAACAGTCTGTGGTGTTAAGAGATCATCAGACCCCATATCAAATTGGGTCTGTTCTGAAAAGAGTAACAAGCTGTCAGTAAATGGGACAGCATACTGAAGGTCTACAGCTCTTGTGTTGTTTGCTGAGACATCAATAGGATCGCTGTCTAGGAGCTGTGTCACTGTAGTTCTAAAGAAGTTGAAGAAGTGAGCAGCACCTGATTCAGACAAGATAACATTGTCGCCAGCCAGTAATCCAAAACGGTTACGGTATAAGAACAAGTCTGAGATGGTTTGACCCACAAAGCTTGGGGCAGGATTAGTATTGTCATCCCCAGCAAGCCTGTCATCCCATGTAATCTCTTGGAACTCAAAGGTTGTTGCGCCAGTTCTCACAAGCTGGTGGGGCATTGTTGTGGCATCTAAGCCTTCCAGGGTTGTGGTAGGATCAAAAGTCTCGATCCAAACATCCCCGTCATTATCAGAATTATCTACAGTCTTCTCATAGTAGATGACATCATCTGTGGCTGTTTCACTTCCTTCGACCTTATAGATCGTTCCAATAGCTGCTGAGCCTGCAATATCTTTCAGGTCTACGAACCTCTGCACAGTACCGTCTAATGTACCAGCAGATCTTGAAGTGCTTGCAGCCGTAACAGTCTTGTTCAGAATGAAGGTGTAATCCTTGACCGTGTAGGCTTCGAATTGTTGCTTGGCATCTGTGACTGCTAGATATCCTGTGCCTGCTGGGTATGTAACGGTTTGTTGCACACCATCAAGATCATAGACTTCAATGGAGCCATTCTTGATAATGACCACGAACCTTTCTTCAGAGTCACGGTTGATTGTGTGAACAAAGGCGTTTCCAGTTACTGAAGCTGAAATCCTCGCTAAGTGTTCTGTAGGAGGACGTGGCAATACCCCATCAGTAATAGATGAGAAGCAGTTTTCCTGAGCTTCAAGTTGGGATGTCCGTCTAAGATTTGGAGCCTGTTGGGATACACCATTGAAGAATTGGGGAATTGTGTCATGAATCACAGGCATGATTAATCCTTGA